CCTTTGATACGAAAATTGATGGTAAAAGACTTATTGTTAAATTATATGAAATATTAAACAGTTCAGAAAATAAAGCCTTGTATAAAACTGCTATGGGTGAAAATATAAATTCAACTAATCAAGAAATCATGGTAGGGATTCAAGATAACGCTAGAGCTAAATTATCAAGAGCAATAAAGAATGAAGTATCAGATTATAAAATAAAAGCTAGAACAGAATGGTTAGGCAAACCTGAGAATCAAGAGTTATTTGGAGATTTTACTGGTAAACTAGAAGAAATAAACAATGGAACTATTGAATCAGCAATTAAAAATTTATCTAATTTTTAGTAATCATGGCAACTAACACCGCAGCATCTTTTACAAACCATACTGGCAATGGTACTGCTGGTCCTTTTAATATATCCTTCTCGTACCTTTCAGAAGCAGAAGTTGATGTAACTGTAGGCGGTGTTTTAAAAACTATTACTACACACTACACGTTTACAAGTGCAACCCAAATCACATTTACTTCTGGTAATGAACCTGCTAATGGTGTTGCTATAAAGTTTCAAAGAGATACAAATATTAGTGCTAAGAAGGTAGATTTTGCAGATGGTTCTGTTCTTACAGAATCTGATTTAGATACACAGAATGATCAGATATTATTTGGTCTTCAAGAGTTTACTGATGTTGTTAATAATGATGCTTTCTTGAGAGATGGGTCAAAAACTCTTACAGGGTCAGTAGTTTTTGAAGGTAGTGCTGATGATGCCAATGAAACGACACTTTCAGTAACAAACCCTACTGCTGATAGAACTATCACCTTACCTGATACTACAGGAACCGTTGTTACAACAGGTGATACAGGTACAGTTACATCAACAATGATTAATGATGGAACTATTGTCAATGCTGATATAAACGCTAGTGCCAGTATTCAAGGTACAAAGATTTCTCCTGATTTTGGATCTCAAACTATAACAACCAATGGCAATATAGTAGTTGATGGAACTGTTGACGGTAGAGATGTTGCCACTGATGGTACAAAACTTGATGGTATCGAAACTGGTGCAACAGCAGATCAGACAGCTTCTGAAATAAGAACACTTGTAGAAAGTGCCAGTGACAGCAACGTGTTTACCGATGCAGATCATACAAAACTTAATGGCATTCCATCTGATGCTATCAATGCTTCTAATGCAGCAATAACAAATAAATTACCTTTAGCAGGTGGAACGCTTACTGGGACTCTCGTTTTAAATTCAGATCAAAGTGATCCAGTAATAAAAATTCAAGGTGATGGTCCTAATTTTATTCGATTTGCAAGTGATGCTGGTGGAACTGTTGATGCTGATTCTATAGATTTAGTATACAGATCAACCCCTAATCAGCTTGTTTTTGAAAGAGCTAGTGATGCTTTAGGTTTGTTGTCAGTCGATGCTGATAACGGACTAGTAGCAATATCTAATAATTTAAATGTTACAGGTAATATTGATCTTACAGATAGCTCAAACATTTTACTTGGTACAGATGATGACTTAGACATATCTCATAATGGTTCAGTCGGAAAAATTATAAACAAAACTGGTAATTTAAAAATTGAGTCAAAAACAGATCAACTTGGTATTCAAGTAATTCCTGATAATGCTATTGAGCTACACTATTCGGGTACAAAAAAAGCGGAAACATCTTCGACAGGGTTTGACGTTTCGGGTTTTTTAAATACAACTCACAGTACAAACGGTTATAGTTTATTTAAAACCGAAGATGCTGGATCAGGATTAAAAATTGCTTCTAAGACTGCATCTTCTGTTGCAAGATTAGTTTTTTCTAATAATCATTCTGGTACATTAGCTAATAATTGGTTTATTGAATCTGGTGTTGTAAGTTCTAATTATTATTTTACAGTTGGTAAAGGTGATATAGATGGCACAACAGCAACTCCTATGTTGCAAATTAGTGATGCAGTTCTACTAAATTACGCAGATACAGTTAACGGTACTTTTTCTACTAAGGCACAAACAACTTCTACAGGATTTAATGTTATTGGTACTAATATTAAGTTAAAAAACCCAGCAAATAATAGTGACCTTATAAAATTATTTCATAGTGGTACTGGTGGGAATGCTTTAATATCTTCTGAAATTGGCAATGTAAAAATACAACCGAATGAAAATGGTGGTCAGGTTCAATTATTTGAAACTACAAGTGGCACTACCACGAAAAGATTATCAACTACAAATAATGGTATTGATGTAAATGGCGATATTAGAGGATCTAGTGGCATATTATTTAACAACGACACCGCAGATGCTAATAAAATTCAAGATTATGAAGAAGGGACTTGGACGCCAACCGTATTGAGTGAAGGTACAATCGGAACTCCGCAATTTACCTGCACATACACAAAAATAGGAAGGCTAGTAACAATAACTGGTGACGTTCATCAATTAAGTGACACCACATCTAACACCAACATTAGAATCGGAGGTTTACCTTATGTTCCTTCGGCAACAAGTGGTAACTGGAATAGTGTCTGTCATGGAGAGCGTTATGGTGGTCAAAATATTATAGTCGCTTTTCTTGCATATGTTGGTGGAGCTTGGGGAATAAGCTTCTTATTTGGTGTGCCTTCAGGTCACTATTCAAACGTTCAACATTCTGACATCAGTGATGATGGTAGTGACAATAATCTTAGATTTACTATAACTTATGAGCTTGTATAAAAATTTAGACCGCAGCTAAGTCTTTAAACTAAGCACCATAAACCTGTTAAGTCTGGAGGGCTTTCCTAAATGGCATTATCTGAATCAATCGAATACGATAAAATAGAAATTATCGGTCAATATAAAACCGTACAAGTTCGTGAAGCAACTGTTATTAAAAAAGATGGCAAAGAATTAACAAGATCTTTTCATAGATATGTACTAGAGCCTGGTAGGTTAGATGCTTCTGATAATTTAGTAGATACAGATATATCTGGTCAGCCAGCAGAAGTACAAGCAATTTGTAACGCTGTATGGACAGATTCACTTAAAAGTTCTTATAAGTCTTTTTTAATAGCAAATAAAACATCTGACGAGTCATAATTCCTAATATGACATAGAGAGGAGTAATTCCTATAATGGTAAGTAATACAAGCAGTTTTATCATGCTAAATAAAATCTCATCTATTTTATCTATTTTATCTTTTATCATTAGCGTCACAACTATTGCTGCTGGATATGCAGGTTATCGTTACATTACAAGTCCACAGTTTGAAGCGATGATGATGGAGAAGGTTATGGAAGGTGTAAGTAAGATTTTGCCTAATCAGATAGATAAAAAACTACCAAAAGTAACTGGCCCTATGTTGCCGTTATGAATTGCTGGAATTGTAAAACTGAATTAGTTTGGCGTGAAAACAAATCATTAAAAGGTAATAAACCTTTATGCGATAGATATTTAATGCAATCAAATTTTACTTGTCCTAAATGCGAAGCTTACGTAGAATTTTTTCATAAATAATAAATGATATTTGGTTTTTTTAAGAAGCTAATTAAATACTACATAGATAAATTAGTTCACTGGTTGCGTATGCAAAAGTTTAATTTAGAAATAGATAATGAAATAAAAAAATATCATGATAGTTTTGAAAAAAAGAAAGAACCTAAAATAGTAGAAAAAGGTACGTTTGGAAAAGATGGCTGGTCTATTTCTATTGGAGATATAGATGACGAAGATACCAAAGATTGAAATAAAAGAAGTTTACGTTCCAAAAATAAGAACATGGGAAGCAAAACCACCAATATTAGATATAATTACTAAACCAGTTGTAGATATACCAGGCTGTGTTGATGCTCATAGAAATAATCTGACAGGACTTATAAACGAAGATGAACTAGGCACATATCAAGCCTGTGGTACGTTTAATATTCCTAGCTTTGAACCGCTTGAATATAACCCTGTTGATTTTCAATATACTGCACCTGCAAAACAACAAAAACAGCAACAGGAACAACCTACACAACAACAGGCAAAAATTCCAGAAAAGAAAAAAAAAGAAGAAATAAAAATAGATCCATGCCCTCCAAAAAATCCACAATTTAGACCTGGCGATTACAGAAATGATAAAAAAATTGAAAGGTTGGTAAAATGGGAAAGATCCCCCTCAGATGGTATTACTTGTGTCGGAGTCTGGGAAAAAGTACCATTCAGAGAAAGTTTTATTGGTACGCC